CCATTTGGATATTTTGAAGGAACTGGTACTGTGGGGTATTCTGTGCTTCAATTCACAGAGAAAAGGGATGCGCCAACAGTTACAGTTTCTAATGTTGCACATTTTCAATCAACCAGAGCTGCTGTCGCTTTTACTGCAATGGTATTTTCACAACCAGCTACGACACATGTGTTTTGCACAATATCAAGAAGTAGCAATAACTGGGCAAGTGGGCAAATTTTTTCTTGGAGGGCAAACAACAGCACTTCTGCAAGAATATACTTCAATGCGGAGTTATAAATGTATAAATTAGTTAAAACACCAGAAACCGTTGACCACGTTTCTACAGTCAAACGTCTTGCAGATAATGCTTTTATTCCTATGAGTGCAGGTAACGAAGATTATCAAAAATATCTTGTGTGGCTTGCTGAAGGAAACACACCTGAGCCAGCGGATGCTGACTGATGGAAATGACCAGCCTCATCGACACGCTCATCGGGCTAGTCGTGGCTGGCCTTGCGTGGTTTTTGTCAGAGCAAAACAGAGAGCAGAAGCGGCTCAACATCTTGCTGAACAAGACCCGCGAAGAATACGCCACCCGGACGGAAATGCGCGACGACATGCGGCAGGTAATGGAAGCCCTGCACCGTGTCGAGGATAAACTCGATAAGGTGTTAGGGCGTGGCTGATGTTCAAGGTAATCGTCCTAGCCTGTAGCGTCATCGTGCCAGATCAATGTTACGAGTATCACGACACCAGAGGCCCATACAAAAGCCGCGAGAAGTGCATATCTCGCGCGCATGAAATGGGCAACGCGATAGCCGAAATAAACAAGGGCGCCATCATGCCTCAAAAATACAGATGCAAACAACTGACGCCGGGGCGGCTAACGAAATGGTAGTCGCCGAGGCACTCGCCGGCGCGGCGCTTATCAAGGCGGCTGTCGACGGCATCAAAAGCGCAATTGGCACAGCCAAAGACGTGTCTAGCATTGCGTCTGAAATTGACGCATTATTCAAGGGCAACGACGAGGTACAGAAGAAGGCATCGAAAAAATCGGGCATCAGTTTGGGCGAGCAGTTTGGTGTTGATACGGTGGCGAAAGAGATTATTGACCAGCGCCTTGCGGCTGAGGCGCTCAGGGAAGTTGCGGCGATGGTCGACATGCGCTTCGGACACGGCACTTGGGCTTCGATACTTGCCGAACGGCAAAAGCGTATCCAAGAGCAACGAGAGGCGGCGGCGCAAGCGCGAAAGGAAGCTCAGATTAAACACGATGAGTTAATGGACGGCATAAAAACGGCGATGATTGTATCCGGCACAATAGCGGTGGCGATTGGGCTGTTCGTCTTCTTTATGGTGTCGGTAGCCGGGGCGATAGGGATAGCGTGATAAGCCACACCACAACCGGCTTGATGGGCGAATATATTGCGGCCAGTGCGGTGTTGCAGTTTGGGTATCGCGTCTCAATGGCGCAGCAAAATAAAGTGGATTTGGTATGCTGGGGTGACGACAATGAATTTTTTCGCGTTCAAGTTAAGACTAGCCACTTGGTTAAGAATGAGAGGCGTCGCAGCCCGGTGTACCATTTCCAGCTTGGCAGTGGATGCAAGGCTAAACATTTACCGAGTGAGACAGATTATGACATTTTATGCCTTGTGGGCGCTGAACATAGGCGCACGTTGTGGTTGCCAGTCTGGTCACTGCGCCAATATACGAAGCGCGTGCAGGCCAAGCTATTTGATGAGGCTGAGGCGGAGCGTGCGTCGTTTATTAAGGCAATCGAAATCGTAAAGGAAATGCGATATGGACAGAGACAGGCTCAGAGAAGAGCTGGCGGCTGACGAGGGCTGCAAGTACGAGATTTACCTCGACCACCTCGGGCTGCCAACTTTCGGCATCGGCCACTTGGTTAAAGAATACGACCCAGAACACGGCCAGCCGGTCGGCACGCCGGTGTCAGAAGAGCGCGTGCGTCAAGCGTTCAACCTAGACGTGATCGTGACACTCGAAGACTGCGACCGGCTGTACCCAGACTTCGACGAGCTGCCCGAAGAGTGCCAGCTCATCATTGCGAACATGATGTTCAACCTCGGGTATCCCCGTCTGTCCAAATTTAAGAACATGAAGGCCGCAGTCGACGCACGGGCTTGGAACGAGGCCGCCGATCAGATGGTCGACAGCCGCTGGCACGATCAGGTGCCTAACCGGGCGAAGCGTCTTGTCGGCCGCATGAGGAACTTGGTCAATGGCTGAGATGACAATGGAACGGTTTTTGCGCTGGAAGTTGCTGCCGCGCGGGATGATGCTGTTGAGCAGCCTGCTCGTGTGGGAAGCAGCGAGCTGGTTTATGTATGACCTCGGCGCCGAGGCGACGACACAGCAGACCGCATTTGTCAGCACGATATGCGGCTGCTTCAGCGGCATGTTTGCGGTTTGGTTAAATCACGAGACGGTGAAAAAATGATTACAGCACTTATCCCAGCCGTTAGCGGCATCCTCGACAAGTTTATCCCCGACGCCGACACAAAGAACAAGCTGGCGCACGACCTCGCCACAATGGCCGAGAAACACGCGCAGGAGCTTGCTCTGGCGCAGATAGAGGTGCTGAAGGCGGATGCCAAGGGTAACTGGTTCCAAGCGAGCTGGCGCCCCCTTATAGGCTGGATATGCGGCCTGTCGCTGGGCATCAACTATATGGTGTCGCCGATTGCGGCTGGCTTTGGCGTGGCAATTCCGCAGGCGGACATGTCGGTGATGATGCCGCTGATGTTTGGCATGCTGGGTATTGGCGGCATGAGGTCATTCGACAAGGCGAAGAAGACCGACACAAAGTAAAACCCCCAGCCGAAGCCGGGGGTCAGGGAGAAGCTATTTATGCGGGCTTTTTTCTCTGATCTTGAGCATCATGCTCTTTGTCGTGGTTGGCCGGTTCGTCCGACCCAGCCGGTCAACCGGTGGCTTTGCGGCTGGGATGGCGAGAGCCTTTTTTAATTCTTCAACCGTTGGTGTTTTCATTTTCTGCCCCTGTACGGTAGCGCCGGTAGTACCGGTCGCCGGTTTGCATGTCCTCGAACTTAACGCTGTAGCCGTCGTCTAGCTCTTCGATGTCGCGCACCAGCACGCTGATCTGCTGGCCTCGATCGCCGATGATCCACGCCCACTGGCCGACGGTGAAGGGGACGGCGCTCATTGCGCCGCCTCGATCTTTGCTTTTGTTGGGCGCTTAAAGAACCCGAACTTCTGGTCGTCTTCGCTTGGCTCGATTGCCGCAGTGAACGACACGCGCATGCCCTTCAGCTCTTGTGCGGCTAACCATTGACCGTTTTCCTCTTCTGGCTCGCGCAGTTTTGTCGGCATTGAACCCCAGACTTTGAAGCCGCTGTCGTCGCGCACCAGCATCTTCCAGACGTTGCCAAAGCTAGTTTCGACCAGCTTGACAGACATGATCGTGCCAGTCACTTGCACGCGGCCTTTCGGGCAGTCTGCGCTGTTGGCGAACTCTTCTGCCTTTTTTGCTTCCCACTCAGCGACGCGGCCTTTAGCGCGTTCCAGAATTTTGCGGACTGCGGCTTCCTGTTTTTCTGACAGGCGACCCCACTCGTTAATCTGATCGTCCATTGCGCCTAGAAAATCACCAGACGCACGCCAAGCTGATACAACAACCTCATTTGGGTGGCCTGTGCAATCAGGGCTGTCAGCGCCACCCCACTCAAACCGTTTGCGGCAAGAGCGACAGTTTTCGTTAAAAACCTCTGGGAAACTGTCGGTGCCAATGTGACCCCAACAAAGGTCGATAAGCTCTTTACGGCTCTCGTCCTCGGCCAGCCACTTACGCTGACGGCTGACGCTGGCGTTGCGCTTGATGGCCGCGTCACGGCCACGTTCCCAAGCGTCGCGGTTTTCGATGTGCGTTGTGTGTGTCATAACAAAATCTCCCTTAAATCAAGTTACCCTAAGAATATGGCATGCTATCACAATAATATCAACCCCCATAACACACAAAAAAAAGACCCCGGTCGAAACCGGGGCCAGTCGCTCAATTTATCGGGTGGGAGGAATACCCGACGCCAGTTACTTTAGTCGAAAGCCGTGGGCGATGCCAGCGGTTTTCTCTGCGGCGCCTCGCTTGACCAGCGCGTTCATGTATCGAGCGCACTGTGTCATCGACTTGCCGGTCTTCTCGGACAGCTCACGGATCGACGGGTAGTAGCCGTATTTGCGATGGAACCGCGCTATCACCAGCCGCATGTGGTGCTGCTTCGGAGTCAGCGTAACCTCAGTCATCACGCACCTCTTTGATCGTCAGGGTGTTCTGGCGCACCGTGCGGGCTGGCTTGCCCGGCGAGGCTGGCTTGGGCGGCTGCGCCTTGAACTGCCGCATCGGCCAGCGCACCGTATACTTAGTGTTGCCGACGATGCCGGTTGCCGCCTCGTGTGACCCCATAAACTCTTTCAGAGCCGCCTCAGCCTCGTCTATGTCCGCCTCGGCTGCCTTCTTAGCGTCCTTGGCATTAACGAGCTGTGCGAGCCACTCAGCCTCTGTGGCGGGCAATTCCAGCGGCGGGGCGCCGTCGTCGACCCGCGGGTAGGCGGTGTTGCCGTCCGAGCTGGACAGCACCGGATACCACTCGATGTCGCGCTTGCGACGCTCGAAGTCCTCGACCGCGTCGGTGATCTTCGCCTGCACCGCCGCGTCGGCTTGGTACAGGAAGATGCGTAGCTCTACGCCGCCGTAGAGGACGCACACAGCGCCCCAAGTGTATTTGGTGACCATTAG